GTATATCGTGCGGCAGGGCTTTCCCCAGCACCGCTGGAGCAGTCACCGTATTTGACCAGGCTGATGCAGCGCAACTACGAAGCAACAATGGGCGAGTGGCTAAACTTCACCAGGACGACCGCAGATGCGTGCCAGCAGTCTTTTATAAAGGCGTGTGACACAGCATACATTATGGTTTCATCCGGTGCAGTAAGCTATAGTGAGGCCTTCAGGGATGCGATCAACACCATTATTGAAAGCGGAACGACAGTAACATATCCTTCCGGGCACATAGATACAATTGAAACAGCTACACTTCGGTGCATCCGCACGGGCGTCTCGCAAGCAACGGCGCAGATCACGGATGCCCGAATGGATGAAATGGACTGGGACATTGTCCTGGTATCCTCTCACCTTGGTGCCCGTATGACGGGCGGAAAAGACTATACAGACCACTACTGGTGGCAAGGAAAGTTTTATTCCAAGTCCGGAAAGGACACAAGGTTTCCCCCTTTTGCGGTCTGCGGCGAAGGAAATGTGCAAGGTATACACGGTGCAAACTGCCGACACTCCCACGGCCCCGGAGATGGTGAATTTAATCCCTATGAACACTATGACAACGAAGAAAACCGCAAGGAATTCGAGCTGCAACAGCGTCAGCGGCTTATGGAGCGGCGTATTCGCGAAAGCAAGCGTGAGTGTATCGGTCTGAAACAAGGCATTGACAGCGCCACCACGGACACATCAAAGGAATTACTGCAAAAGGACTATGAAAAGGCTTCTGACAAGCTCCAGAAGCGGAATGAGGCCTATAATCAGTTTTGTGAAGAAAACGACCTAAAGAAGCTGAACGAGCGGATTACCATTGCTCAGTGGGATCGCAAGCAGGCGGCACAGGCCAGAGCCGCGGCAAGACGGCATGAAAAAGAGCTTGCAAATCCACAAAAAAGTGGTAAAATGAAAATAGACACCGGTGGACGGCGGAACGAAAAACCATTGACAGAAAAGCAGCTGGATAAAGCAAAAGAGGTTGCCAACCTCCAGGGATACAATGGCGATATTTTTTATAGGGATACGTCTGCAACCTCATTTCATGCTTTTCAGAGATATGGAGAAGATGGCGCATTTCATTATCTTGTGATTGGAACAGATGCGTATCCAAATCCAAATTCACAAGGTGCTGCAGTGGAAAGGATTTCTCTTAACGGATGCATAGCACATGAAGTGGTAGGCCACTACAGAGCGTGGGTGCGAGGGACTACACAACCCAGTATTCCTCTAGAGGAAGCACAAGCGAGCATAAGGGCATCTAAATTTGGTGTGGGTCTGACAGATAAAGAAAGAGCAATTTTGCTGGAAGACGGAATGGAGCGCCTAAAAGATGCTGGAATCAAGTATGAGGATGTTAAAAAAGAATTGGACATATGGGAGCCATAAAAATGATACAAGTAAGGGAGACAACCAAACTTAATAGTGAAGCAACCATCTTAGTTTGCGATATGTTCCCTGATGATGTTGTAACGAAGACCATCAAAACTGATTTTGGAACCATTCGTAGTTTTGTTGTTGAGACACCGAAAGAGTGTTTTTCTGCACCCAAAACGCGAGATATTTTAGTTTATGGTTTTGTGCAAACTGAAATTAAGCAGATTGAGTTTGTTTGATAGGTTAAGTTAAAAGAAAGCACCATGCAAAACGCACGGTGCTTTTTCTTTGCTCCAAAGGATTTTACAATGTACGAATATCAAAAGATTTTAAACAAGATAGAGCGGCTCGTGGATCAGTTGCCGTATCGGTCCGTCAGGATTGAAGTGGGGCTGAAAGATCAGATTCTTGTCCTTTCTAAAGAAAAGAAGAATCCGATCGGCTTCATCAAAACACCTTGAGCTGACCTATATAAATCTATAATTCTACAAAGACCGAACCCGGGAATTCCGGGTTTGGTTATTTTTATGCCTTTGTGGTGTAGTGGCAGCACATCTGCCTTCCAAGCAGACAGGGCGGGTTCGAGTCCCGTTAAAGGCTCCAACCTTTCCGGGGGTTTATCCGGATCAATCCATTACCGCCGACGGGCGGTCAATAAATAACGATATAGGAGGATAAGAAATGAAGAATATTCACACCATTTTGTCCGAGATTGGTATTACCATTCCCGAAGACAAGAAAGCCGAGTTCGACAAGGCAGTAGCCGAGAACTACAAGACCTCTGCCGAGTTCGAGAAAAAGGTAAATCGCCTCAATGATGATCTTGCTGCCGAAAAGAAGCGTGCAGATGATGCCGCAGAAACCTTGAAGGGCTTTGAAGGCAAGGATTTCGATGCGATCACCAAGGAGCGGGATGAATGGAAAAAGAAGCACGATGAGGCTTTGGCTGCCCACAAGAAGGAGCAGGAAGACCGCGAGTACAACGAAGAATTTGAACAGGCCGCAACGGCCGCCAAATGCATCGATGTCAAGGCACTCTCTGCCCATCTTGACCACGAAACTCTCCGCAAAAGCCATAACCGCAAGGCGGACATCGAGGCTGCTATCAACGCACAGCGCACCGAGAAGGGTTACCTGTTCGAAGATAACGGAGGCAAGGCTTCCTTTACCGATCCCAAAAAGAACAATCCCTCCGGCAACCCGGATATGGGAAAAATGACAATGGCGGAATACATTGCCGCCAGAAAAAAGTAAAAGGAGAATCTAACTTATGGGAAACACTTTTTTGACCCCCAATATTATCGCCCGCGAGGCCTTGATGGTCCTTCGCAACAATGCCGTTATGGCAAATCTGGTACACCGTGACTACTCTGACGAGTTCGCCAATGGCGTTGGTGATACCATCACTATTCGCAAGCCCGCTACCTTCGCCGCTAAGGAATATGCCGGTGCCATCGAGGTGCAGGACGCAACCGAATCCGGCATTCCCGTCAAGATGGACAAGCACCTGGATGTGTCCTTTGCAGTCACTTCCAAACAGCTGTCCATGAGTATTGAGGACTTTTCTGCACAGCTGTTGGTTCCCGCCATGCAGGCATTTGCAGACAAGATCGACCAGTATCTGCTCGGCTTGAAATCCGACATCACTAACTCTGTGCCTGCCACCGAGACCGTGCAGGACGATGTGGTTGATGCTCGTGCGTACCTGACTAAGTCCGCTGCACCTTTGGCAGACCGCCGGTTTGTCTACGGCTCCGATCTGGAAACCAAGCTGCTGAAGACCGACCTGTTTGTTTCTGCTGAGAAGGTCGGCGACGAAGGCACTGCCCTTCGTGAGGCTTCTCTGGGTCGCAAGTACGGCATGGACTTCTATGTTGATCAGAACGCCGATACTGTCGGCCTGGATGGTATGGCATTCCACAAGAACGCCTTTGCCCTGGTTACCCGCCCCCTGGCTCTGCCCATGGGCGCAGCTAACGCAGAGATCGTCAATTATGACGGCTTCGGCCTGCGCGTCGTGATGGGCTACGACCTGGACAAGAAGACCGATACCGTTTCCATCGATATGCTGTGCGGTGTTAAGACCCTGAACAAGGATCTGGCAGCTGTTATCACCGGCTAATTTGAGGAAGGCGGTGTGCTATGTACATTACATTCAAGGAATACACCGCTTTATACGGAGCTGTGGAGGAAAATACCTTTAACCGCATTTCCTATGATGCCTGTCGCCACATCGACAGGCTCACCACAGGTATCGACGGCGTGAAAAAGCTGAAAACAGCATTTCCAACTGATAAAGATGCTGCTGAAGCGGTGAAACGATGCACAGCCGCGGCCATTAACTTTTTGATCCAGCAGGATGCAGTGGAAAAAAACGCTGCTGCTGTGCGTGGGTATAACGAAACGGCAAACGGACTGCAGGGCAAGGTGGTCTCTTCTGTGGCGGCCGGAAATGAATCTGTCTCCTTTTCTTCCGGAGACATAAAAACGCTTGCAGATGTTGCTTCTTCTGATATTTCCACACGAAATCAGGTAATCAGCAACATTGTGTATGAGTATCTTTCCGGTGTAGCAGATGCCAACGGCGTCAACCTCCTCTATATGGGACAATACCTGTCATAAGGAGGCTGCCATGTACACAGATGTAATTACGCTGTTTAACCGCAGAGAAGGCGACGAGGGGGATACCTGGTATCCCTCCATCCTCCGAAATGTGCAAATCAATATGGATCGAGCGGCAATTGTGGCCAAGTACGGCGCTACGGCAACGGACAACGCCGTTCTTAATGTCCGGTACAAGAATGATGGCGGAAATAAAACCGTCTCAGGAAAGCGCTGGATGCCCCCTAAAGAATGGGAACGGCAGTCAGATCCAACCGGCACGATCACATTCACCGCC